AGTCAAAGAATCAGCCATCCTGTCAAACATTCCTGCTGTTGCATCAGCAACTTGTTCTCCAACAGATTTCATATTTTTAGCCCATTTATCTATACCACCCATAAATCCTTCAAATTTATTAGCGTTCTTTTGCTTCAGAAGAAGATCTGTAATTTCTTTTAGACTTCTCTTTTGGCCTTCTAAAAACTCATCTTGTAGATGATATATAACAAGTGCTTCTCTTGCTGCATCTCTTTTTGCTAATTCTTCTTTTGTAATATCCCCCATCTTAAACAACATCTGATCTGAAACTTCTAGTATCTTCGCCTTATCTATCTCAAACTGCTTATTGATCTTAGCCTGTTCATGTAATTGAGTTACAGATGCTTTTTCGTTTTCCTCTATTTTTTCTGTAATTTTCAATATATCTATATCTCTTTTTAATTTAAGTTCTGTTAATTTCATACCTTTTCCCCTTGCGTCTAATAAGTTAATCTCTAAATCCATCATCTTTTGAGACATAACTTTCTCGGTTCCCATTAACGACTCAAATTCTTTCTTTAACTTCTTAAAATCATGGGGATCATTAGCACCTTTTCTATAAGCTTCTATAGCTTTAGTTAATTCATCATATTTCTTGTTTAATTTTTCAATTGCGGCGGCTCTCTCTTTTTCATCTCTATATTTAAAAGCATTGCTAGTCGCTATTCTTACCATTTCCTTCTGAAGCTTAAGCCTTTCTTCAAAAGCTTTGTTTACGTCATCTTCTGTCGCTACACCAGATTCCAAACTAGCAACTAATTGATCATGGGCTTGTGCTGCCTTAAATGCCCAAATAGCAGTAGCAGTAAGACCAGCAGCAATAAGAACATAAGGATTAGCCATTGCAGCAATATTCATCTTTATTTGTGCAATAGTCAAAGCCTTTAAAGCAAGGACTTTCTTCCATATCCAACCAACCAGTAGTTTCAAATTCCAGCCCTCCAAAGCAGCCTTAAAAGCCAATGCTTGAATTGCTAATCCAGCCATTACCCCTCCTGCTACCGCCGCAACAGAAGCAAACTCATGGAAATTATCTATAACAAATTGAATTGTTCCAGCTAAAGCACCAAAAACATCAGCTCCAATATTGCCAACAGTAGCAAGTGCTGGAACTAATGAAGTCAATAAATTTGCACCAATGATTTGAAATTGCGCCCCAACATCTTTTAATTCAGTACCAACTGCAATTTTCATTTTATTCATTGCAATCCTTGACCTTGCACCTGCTTCTTCATTTGACTTTGCAATCTTCTCGGCTAATGGTGCATATTCTTCACCTAAGCTCGTTACAAACTTACTTAACATATCTAATCCTACTGTTCCATCTTTCAATTGTTTTTGCAATTGTTGAGTTGAAATATTATTTGCTTTAGCGAACTTCGTAACTGCCGCAGGGAATCTCTCGCCCAATTGTCCACTCAATTCTTCTGCACTTACCTTCCCTTTTGAATATATTTGAACCATCGCTGTGATCGCAGACTTAACATCATCTGCACTACCAGCAGTACCCTTAATTGCAACAGTTGTATTTAAAAATGCTTCTGCTGCATTATAAATATTTCCATTAGCACCTAATACAGCAGCACTTAATCTTGTCATTCCTTTTATCGCTACTTCTTGCGGTACGTTATAAACTTCAACTGCTTTTGTAATAGCTTTTTGTGCAACTTCATAATTTTCTGAAGTTTTAGTTATTCCCCGCAACGCAATCTGAGCTTTCTCAATATCTGACGCATAATTAGTAGCACCACCAATCGCCTGAGAAATTGGTGTCAGTACTTGACTAGCAACAAGACCACCAGTAATCGCACCACCAGCCATATCACCACCTGGTCTTAAAGCTTCAATACCAGCTCCAAGTCCAGCACCTAAGAATCCAGCAGGCCCACCAACAAAACCAGCACCTAATATTGACTGACCTGTTCTTCTTAAATTTGCACCGCTAAATTTATTTGCACTTAATCTCATCAAAGCTTTATCTGTATTCTGAATATCCTTAGTAAGTTGTTTAAATCCCTTACTAGCAGGATTCATCCCATCTCTTAATTGAACAAAAGCACTTTTTTGAGCAGTCAAGCTTTGAACGCTCTTATTACCTGCTTTCGACGCAGCAAGAATATCTTTTCTTACCTCTTCATAACTTTTACCCATTCGATCAATATCTGCATTGATCTTCGACATCCCAATATTTGCAATCTGATTATATAAACCAGAAATTTCCCTAACCTGAGTCGGCACAGGCATACGGAATGAACCAGGTGCATAACCACCCGATGCAGAAGGCGCGATCATCGCACCAGTGACAGGATCTCTACTTACTTGAGGTCTTGCCCATCCAGCATCCTGTCTCTCTTCATATTCAAACCTTCCACCCCCAATATCCTTTCTAGTCTGATACTTATAACCCTGTCTACCTGAGAAACCTGTCCCACCACCAGTTTCCTGTCGTATCTTCGCAAGTTTTTCCTGAACTCTGATTCTTTGATTTTCTTTTCGGGTCAAGTCTCCCACGACACCTTGAGCCTTACGCATCTCACGGCTCGACCTATTCTCAATTTCTAATAGCTTCTCTCTAACCTTTTTTGCACCATCACTATTAGTTTTTAAATTAGCTAATTGCTTATTTAACGCTGCAATATTGGCAGCATCACCAGCAGGTGTTTGAGGATAACTTGGCCCTAAATCTTTTGGGCCACCTACCATTTTTCCTAATCTTCCTCCTCTTGCTCTTACATCTCCTGTCGCTATATCACTATAAAAAACTGGTGCGTCTACCTCAGTACGAGAACGCCAAGTATCATATTTTGTTCCTGTTCCAATTCTTCCTTTTCTGTAACCAGGCAATCTATCTGTATGCGTTTGCCATTTTTTTACATTTTCTGGGACAAAAAGATCATCTGAATCTCTTAAATTCTCTCCCCATTGCGCTCGAATACTTGTCCTTCTTTTTCCACCTCCCATCCTTCTATCAACAATCTGACGAGCCACATCCATTGGCCTTTTCCAGTCTTTTATCCAATCAGCAGGATTGTCTCTAGCATCTGGATCTGCCGTAAAGCCTGGTTTGAAACCTGTCAGTCCTACGCCTTTCCTACCAGGAAAAGCTTCACCCATCACGCCAAGAGATCCCCTGATTATCTTGGTAAAGATGTCTTTATTCGTAGGATCAAAAATAGGCCCATATTCACCTGGATACCTTGGAGTTCTTTTTATAAATCGTCTATCGTCTTCTGGCCCTAATACTGTTGGAGTTGAAAACTGTGAACTAACTTGCTTCTTATTTAAGGTTGTTTGCAACCTTAAATTCACTCTATTTTGTAATTCAGCAAACTCTTCGTTTTCTGTCGTCGCCTCTCTAAACGAGTTGATATAATCTCTACTTACTTTCCCATCAAGTATTATCGGGTTATCAGCCACCCGTTGATCTAAAATCCCTTGTCTTACTGATCTCGTCGTTTGATCCCAAACATTTTTTCCTAACGCTCTTTGGTATATCTGCGATTCAGTCCTCATCGCCCGTCGGATTTCTGTATCCGACATACCCATCTGTCTAAGACTTTGTTTCTTTGCTCTCTTTTCCTCTGCTGTATCTAAACCTACGAGTTCTCTCCTTAGCTGCTGTATGTTTTTTGTTAAAGTTGTATATGAACTAGAAGCGACACCAACACTGCCTCTTAAGCGAGTAAAAGCACCAATCTGACCTCGAATTGAATCAGTAGTCTTTACATTTTGCCTAGCAAACTCCTTTACCCTTGTTGTTATATTTTTAAAAGACGCATCCGATTGATTAGCTATACCTTGAACTTGCTTTAAAGCCTTTCCTAAACCCTGTACTTCTTCAAAGCCCTCAATAACGGCTTTAAGCGTCAGTTTTCCAACTTGTCCAGCCATTATTTCGACTCCTTCTTACTAAATTCCTTAAGTGCCGCAGTTTCCATAATTTGAAGTCCTTCTAATACCTCAGTGCGGTCTTCTATATTGTAGAGGTCAAATAGTCCTCCAGCCATTAATAATACCTCATATTTTAAGCCAACATAACCAGACATAGAGACTTCCCACTGAGTCTGCATGTATAAAAACATATTTACTGTTTCCCAATTACATTCCCATACTTCAAATTCATCTTTCACTTCTGGGCTTTTAGGTATCTCAATGCCAAACGCTTTTGCATCTTCTTGAGTCAAATCCTCTACTTGTTTGCCGCCAGAAGCCCAGTAAATAGCGGCCTCTCTTAGTTTCCCTCCTTACCTGTTGTATAAAACTTCTGAAACGCTTCAACGACACCAGCAACGAAATCAACATCCTCTGAGAAATCTTTTAAATTCGATTTGGTGAAGGGGATCTCAGTTCCATCCTCTTCTGAAATATCACTCCAACCAACAACAATCTTTTCTAATGCTTTATCTTCTTCTGCTTCACTAAAAGCATTTAACTCTTTTTTTGTTAATCTTTTGAATTTGATAATAAATTTATCTATCTCAAATTCCCCTGCATTTGTTTCTGAAGGACGCTTAACTTCAACAGGCCAAGGATAGGCTTTTGACTTTCTACGGATAAATGCCATAAAAAATAATGATATGCCTTATTACAATAGCCTAAAAAAAGGGGGGTATAAACCCCCCCATGCTTAGAAGTGACGATTTAATTACTCAAAGATGAGACTTAACTCGTCATTTCCTGCTGTAGTAGGAATCATTGTGTAAGGTACTTCCCACATTGCAATGCCATCCTCTTCACCGTAAGAAATCGCTCCCAAGTCACAACGATCTTTAGTTGTTTGACTAGCAACAAGACCTGATTGAATTGTGACCTTATTAAGAGTAGTAGTTCCATGAGTGAAACTAATCTCACCCAATGTTCCATCTGCAAGTGCAGCAGCAAATGGGTTCCATTGCTGACTACCACCACTAGCTAAATTCACAGCCTCAACTGTTACAGAACCAGTAATGTTTCTATTCGTGATCAACACTTCAGGGCTACCACCAACCAATTCACGATAAACAACCTCATTACCAATATCTAATGAGAAGCTGCTCATCTGCAAACCTGTCTCTCCAAAGATCTTGAAGTTAGTAGTATTGCCATTATCAAACAGCACTGGATCTGCTTGCTTGTTGTAACTAGGAGTTAATGCAGTTGCGTCAGAAGGAGCTATGTAAACTCCAGTAAAAGTGAAATCGATAGTAGGAATTTCACCAACACCACAAGTGATAGAAAAACTTCCTTTTGCTCCTTTTACAGTGTGCTGAACACCATCAATGTTGTAGAGAATACTGACTGTAGTAGCGACAGTGGAGTTTGGAATAAACAAATGTTTTGCATCATCTGTTGACTCTCCTGTGAAGCCACAAGCTTCAATACACTCTCCATAATTAGGAGCAAGGTCAGCATCGATTCCAGCACCAACACCTGCCATCTCAACAGAGAAAGTACAAGAAACTCTGGTGTTTGCTTGAAGCTGTTCACTGGCTCCAAAATAAGGTCTAACTAAATCACGACTTACAACATCACTCTCCTGTGGAGTAATACTTAAGTCACGAACTAGAAGACAGTTAGCCGCCTGTGGAGCATTGTAAGTTCCAGCAGTTGACTCTTTCAGGACAGCAATAACTCGTTTGCGTGTTAATAAAGCCATTAGTAATTACCTTGATTGAGATTAAAGAAGGGAAAAAATCCCAACTCTATTTCAAGAATTTCAATTAATATCATAGACAATATGCCTTGTTAGGGGTCAAGAAAGACTTCCATAAGTAGTTCTGTAATCAACTTCAAACTCACACATGATCAATCCTGCTGGTTGATCTGCCTCTATTAATTCAAACGTAGTAGTAGAAGGACGTATATCTATTGCTAAACCACCATCT